TCAGTTGTCATTGAAAATCCTCCTGACAAAGGGGCCCGGCCCGAACTGGTCGGACAGTTGGGCGACTGCGACGACAAAGGCGCCGCCTTGGAGGGCTGCGGTCCAGACCTGTTCGGGCACGGCATATTCCGGCAGGCCGACATCCGCCTGATGCAGGACGATGCCGTCCCGCAAGATACGGACGCGATAACGTTCGCGAACCTCGCCCAGGGGAATGTCGGCGCCGTCCCATCCATCCCCCTCCACACGGCTGCGGCGGATCCAGGACAGCGTGCGGCCCGAGGCGCGCAGATGACAGGGCGCATAGGGCCGCAAGCCTATTCCGCGCGCCTCGGTCATCTGGCCGCGATAGCTGGGATCGTCGAAGGCCCGCCGGGCCGGGCCGATGCGCCAGAACCGCTCCTGCCCCCTGGCCGAGGGCGGCAGATTCACCTGTTGCGCCGCACCGTCCAGCAGCACGACCACGCTGCCCTTGGGCCAGACCTCGGGCATGATGCCGTCGGTCCCGGCCTGGCCGCGCAGCCTGTCGCTGATCTCCCAGACATCCTTTTCCACGGGAACGGCCTTGGCGAACTGGAATACCTCCCAATTCTCCAATGACCCGTCTCCGATAGCCACCGCATTCGCACCAGCCAGCAGTGCCTTCTGGCCAATCGACCGCAGCGACGCATCCTTCAGCCGGATGCGCAGGGGCGCGCCGCGATCCATGACGCCGGACCGGGCGCGGCCCAACGCATTTTCCGTCCGGCCGATGAAGGCGCGCCGCGACAATGTGGTGTTCAACTCGAACCCTCCGTCGCTTTCGACCGACGCATAGGCGACCACCGAACCCGGCCAGGGCTTGGCGGTCGCCGCCAGATAGGGGGCGTGCGGCTGTTCGTCGCCCTTGAGCAGCGGCAGATCCAGAAACAGCGACCACACCGGCAGCGGCGGGCTGTAACGGGTGACGATGCCGTCATCCTCGTTGGTGACGGCCGGGCGATAGACGCCCGGCTCGACCCGGACGGCATCGACCGTCACCGCCCCGGCACGCTCGACCCGGTCGATCCGCCAGCGTTTGGGTTCGGCCTTTCCGTCATCCATGCGGATGACATCGCCCGGCCCCAGATCCCCTTGCGACGGTGGCAGAACAAGTCGCGCCGTATCCCGTGACACCACCGATTCCGCCAGCCAGCGTTCGGCAATGGCACGGCCCTCGGCACGCGTCAGCGACATGGGGAATTCGCTGTCGCTGGCCGTGTCGCCCAGGGTGTCGGCCAAACTGGCCTCGGTCGTGGCGGTGGTGTAATCGCCTCCGGCCTCCACATGCGTCACCCGCAGCCGCCCGGTCAGTTCCGCCTGGGCCAGGCGCACGGTTTCGAACCCCCGCACCTCATCGCCTGTCGCCAGATGCTGCTGCCCCAGATCCCGCTTGACCCGCCCGTCCCTGGGCAGGAAACACAGGCAGCCGTCGCGTTCCACCGCGTCGATGCCATGGGCAAGCAGGATCGGCTGCAAGGCCGCGCGCGAGGTTTCCCCGCCATTGACGTGAAAGCCACGCACCACACCCGTGACGCCGCTGACATCGAAATTGACGACACCCGCCTCGCGGCAGATATCCGCGATGACCGCCGCCAGCATCACCGACCCCGCGCGACCATTCAGCCAGTGGCCGCGCTCCCATGCGGGACCGTCGGACCACAGGTCGGTTCGCGCCGGGAATGCCGGATAGGGCCGCGCGTCCCAGCACCAGACATGCGCCCGGTCCAGAACCACCATGCGCCCACCGCCTTCCCTAGGCGGATTGTTCGCTGGCTTCGACCAATAGGACGTGACCGCCTGGACATAGGCGGCCTGGATCGCATCGTCGCGCTGCCCGTTCGAGTAATGCGGCAGCGTGCTTTCCGAACTCATGGCGTCCAGGAACTTGTTCGGCTGGTTGGTGGCCTTGTCCAGGGCCGCGCAGCCGTATTCGGTGAACCAGATCGGCTTCGATCCCGGCACCCATCCGGTCGCCTGCCGCGACCGCACGCCATTCGGGCGGTCATAGTGCAGGTTCTGCCACCAGCTTGCCAAATCCTTGTATTTCCAGACCCATGCCTCGTCATGGGCACCATCGGTGATCGGCGTGCGCCGCTGTGCATCGCGGTCGGCATCGCTGGCGTAATACCAGTCGTATCCCTCGCCGCCGCAGACATTGGACTCCAGATAGGCGGGATTGCCGATGCGACCCCAATGCGCGTCCAGATGATCCTCGTCATCGCGCCAATCGGACAGCGGCATGTAGTTGTCGATGCCGATGAAGTCGATCTCGGGATGCGCCCACAGGGGGTCCAGGTGGAAGAAAAGCTCTCCGTTGCCCGGATGATGGCCGAAATATTCCGACCAGTCGGCAGCATAGCCGATCTTGACCGTCGGACCCAGGATCGCACGAACGTCCTGGGCCAGACGGCACAGCTGCTGGACAGCGGGATAGCTGTTCCCCGCGCCGCGGATCTGGGTCATGCCGACCATCTCGGACCCGATCAGGAACGCATCGATCCCCCCCGCTGCCGCGCACAGATGGGCGTAATGCAGGATGAACCGGCGATAAGACCATTCATCCGGCCCGGTGTAGCGAACCTTGTCGCCATCGCGTGCGAAATCGCCGACTGCGGCCTTGCCGAAGAACGCATCGACCTCGGCCTTGGCCGCAGCCGTGCCATCGGTCGAGCCGGCTCGACCCGGCGCCGTCGACGTGGTGATCCGCCCGCGCCAGGGCATGACCGGCTGTTCACTCGCGCCATAGGGATCGGCCAGGCCGTTGCCTGCAAGCTGCTCCATCAGGATGAAGGGATAGAAAACCGCCTTCCGCCCCGACGCGGCGATTGCGCGCAGCCCCTCGACGACAGCCTGATCCGCAGGCGTCCCGCCATAGATCGGGCGGTCCTTCACCCGCGCGACCTGCGCCGCCGCGGACCGGCCGATACCGGCCACGGTCCAGGGCATCTCGGAGCCGTCGGTTTCCCTCTGCTCGACCTTGGGCTGAACCGTGCAGCGGCCGATCCGCAGGTCGCTGCCAAACCAGGACACGACCAACGACACCGACCCGACATTCGGCAACTCGCGCCCCAGGATGGTCATCGAGGCGGCGAAATCGGTCCCCCCCATGGGCGTGTTCACGTTGGTCGATCGCAGTTCGCCCAAGCCCAGATCCTGATTGACCGGCGTCGTCGCCAGCGAATATTCGCCGGTGCCGGGGATCAGCGCGATCGCGCGCACGTCGCGGCACAGACCGCTGCCGTCCTGCGCGGGGGACGTGACCTCGAAACTCAGCTGGGGCATCCGGTTGCCCCAGGCTTCCAGGTTCAGATCCTCCAGCACCACATAGGCCAACCCTCGATAGGCAGGCGCCAGATCGCCTTCATGCGCGGCGATGGCGGGGTCGGGACGCTGGTTTTCGTCGCCGTTATAGACCCGCATGTTCAGGTCGTTGGCCGAGATCTCCTCGCCATCTGCCCAGACGCGGCCCACCCCCAGGATCCGCCCTTCGCACAGCGCCAGCGCCACCGACAGGCGATAGCTGATCTGCGTGACGGTCGACCGCGGCGTCCCCTTGCCGCCGCCCGCATCCTCGGACCGCGCGATCTCCTCCAAGGGCGAAGCCCAGATGACATGGCCCGGCAGCCGCATCTGTCCCCAGATCCGCGGGATTGGTGCGCCCTCCCCTGCGGTTTGCAGGCGCAGGCGGTCGATGCGGCCGGTTTCCACGGCCTTGGACCCGCTGCCCAGCAGCCGCTGGTCGATGACCCGGCCGACCGTCGCGCCGACCGCGCGGCCGATGACGGCGCCCGACAGGCCCAGAACCGCGCCGCCGAAGCTTCCGCCAATCGACGCCCCTACGGCGGACAGCACGATGGTCGCCATGATGGCCTCCTTGTCTTGAAATCAGGGAAAGCGGAACCGGGCCGCGATCCGGTTCCGCCAGGGCGTCGTCAACGGGCTGTCGATGACGCCATGCGCGTTATAGGCATGAATGAAGCGCGGTGCCTCGCCCGCGTCGGACAGGATGCCCAGGTGCTTGGCGACCGCCCCTTCGCGCATCCGAAACAGCAGCACGTCGCCCGCCCGCATCGCATCCTCGCGCGGGACGGGCACCAGATGGCGCAGCGCGGCCGCCATCAGAACCTCTTGCCCGCCGCCCTCGCCCCAGTCGGGGGTATAGGGGGGCGGAGCCTCGGGTTCGGTGCCCAAACGGTCGCGCCAGATGCCCCGGATCAGGCCCAGGCAGTCGCAGGCGACGCCCCGAGTGCTGGCCTGGTGCTGATAGGGCGTGCCGATCCAGGCCCTTGCCACCGTCACGACATCCTCAACCACGACGCGACCCCGCTTGCGGCGCCATGATCCAGTCTTCGGACGGAAGATGAGGAAAGCCGCGAAAGTTGACGAAGTTGTTGAACTTGTTCAGGCACGTCGCGGCCCGCTTGTCGCAACCGGCGACAAGCCTGATCCGGTCCCCGGCAACCGGCGCGATGCCCAGACCCTGCCACAGCTCGATCTCTCGCCTGCCGTTCGGCAGCGCGGTGTCGTTCTTGACCGTGGCGCTCAGCCCCTCGGCGCTGCCGGTCAGGACCAGCAGGCTGCCGCGTTCGAACCAGCCAGCATCATAGGCCGGAAAGTCCGCGAAGCGCAGGATACGCCCATCCTTGATGTCCGCAACCTCTGTCTGGATGGCAAAGGTTTCCCCTGTCAGCGCCAGCTTGCAGCGCCCGTCCCCCAGCCGGGCCGAGCAGCGCGGATGAAACACCCGCCCCCGTGCGGCGTTCAGCGGTTCCGACAGACCCCGAAGCTCTGCCCGGAACGCGCCCTGGGATCGTGCGATTTCCCCCAGGCTGCCCGCAAACACCAGCCGCCGGGCGGACACGTCGGTCCAGTCCACCTCCCACATCCTGACCTCGGCGCCGTCCCAGCGGCCCGCAAGAACGTCCCGTTCCGTGATCGCGTCGTCGGACAGCGCCCCTTCCGCTTCCGAGTTGTCGACCGACAGCCCGGTGGCCTGGACCAAGGCACGGGCCGACATGCCATGGTCGGGCCGGAACCGGATCCCGTCAAAGGTCAACGTCGCATCATGGTCGGTGAAACCCAGCACCATTCCGTCCGCGCGGCGCACCATCCAGGCGCGCGCCCTTGTCGTCACCGTCATACCCGCACCTCGATCACCGGAATGGACGGCATCTCGCCCGCCTGGAAGGACGCGACCGAAACCGCGATCCGGTCGGTATCGAACCGCACCGGCACATCGAATTCAAAGCCGGCCGTGACGGGGGCACCCGGCTCGGGCGCGTCGGTAAAGGTGATCAGGCCGGCGGCGTGATCGACCTGGTAATGCGTGTCGGGGAAGACCTCGTTTCCACCGACCCCTGCGCGAACAGTGTCCTTGACCGGCTTGCCGATCGGCCGGGTATAGCGGCCCGGTCCCGAGATATAGGTCTTGGCCAGTTGAAAGACCCCCGTCACGCCGTCGCCCTGCGCGATGACCTGATCATCAAAGGCTGGGGCGCGCGACGGCAGGCAGCTTTTGTAATCCGTCCAGTCCTTCCAGCGAAAGCCGTGCAACTGGCCCGCCCGCGCCTCGAAGAAGGCGACCAGGGCGGACAGGTCGTCCAGGGACCGCAGTCCCATGCCCGCGTCATAGCGGCGGCGGGCATGCGCCCAGGGGGTGTTGCGCTCCTCGAACCCGTTGGCAAGGGCAACGATCTCGGTGCGCCGTTTAGGCCCGCCGACCGAACCGAAGGACAGGTTCGCCGGAAATCTTACCTCGTGAAATGCCATGTCGGTCCCTGTTTCAACTGTTGCGCTCGCCACGCGCCAGGACGCGGCCCAGTTGCGCGGCGATCTGGGATTGGCTGCGCTGGAAGCCCGCGACATCCGGCGTGGTGACGTTCACCGTCACGTTCATCGGCCGCGATCCGCCCCCGGCCGCAGCCACGCCCAGCCTGCCATCGGCACCCCGGCGCAGCGGCATGATCGCCTCGGGGCCGGCCTCGCCCATCAGGCCGGTGGCGCCACGCATCGGGAAATGCGTGGGCTGGCTGACCACGCCGCCCTTGGCAAAGGGCATCACCCGGCCCTGAACGAAGGCCCCGCCATTGGCAAAGGGCATGGCGCCGGACAGCATCCCGCCGATTCCCTGCGCGAGCGATCCGGCCAACGCATTCTCGACCGGCTTCATCGCCATCGAGAACACCGTGTCCGCGATCGACCGACCGATGCCCTTCAGCGACTCGGACAGCTTTTCGCCGTCGAAGATCAGGCCGTCGAAGGCGCGCCGCAGGCCGCCCTCGATCCCCGAACTCAGCGATCCGACCTCGCGCGCGGTGACCGTCACCGACTGCCGCAGCCGGTCCAGCTCCGCCTCGAAGGCGGCGGTCATGCGGCTGGTCTGGCCGAATCCCTGATCCAGGTCGTCCAGCGTCGTGCTGAACCCATCCTTGTTGGCCATAGCCCCTGCCCCTTATCCAGATGTTTCGCGCGGCCTGTCGGGAAAGCGCGCGGCCAGTTCCGCCAGCCGGTCCCGCGTCATGACGGGCGGCCCTGCCTCGACCCCCAGCATCAGCGCCAGTTCGGCAGGCGTCAGCGCCCAGAACTGATCCGGGCGCAAGCCCAGCCCGCGCATCCCGACCCGCATCAGGCCCGGCCAGTCCAGCCCCCCGCTCATGCGGCGATCCGAAACGCCCGCGCCAGCAATTCGGCGGCGGCGCGCCCCGCCGCGACCGGCCCGCCGTCGATCTCGACCGTCAGCAGGTCCGTCGCCGTGCCGCGCCAGCCGCCGCCGCGCAGCCCCGCCACCAGCACCGCCAATACGTCGCGGCTGCTGAAGCGGCCCGCCTCGAACCGCCCGGCGATCTCCATCAGGCTGTCGGCGCCCAAGTCATGCTCCAACTCGGCCAAGGCGCCCAGGGTCAGCCGGGCGACATGGGCGGTGCCGTCCAGCACGACCTCGACCTCTCCGCGCATCGGGTTCGCCATCACAGCGCCACGAAGGTCAGCACACCGGCCGAGGCCATCGTCACCTCATAGGTCGCCTCACCGTTATAGCTGCCCGCATATTCCAGCGCGGTCAGCTGGAACGGCCCCTCGACCGTGCCGAAATCCGGGATCACCACCTGAAAGCGCGGCACCTCTCCGTCGAAGAAGATCTGCCGCGCGCGCCCGTCGGTATCGGCATCGCGAAACACCCCCGACCCGGAAATCGAGGCGCTGCGCACCCCTGCCCCGCCCAGCAGTTCGCGCCAGCCGCCTTCGCTTTCCAGATTGGTCACATCGACCGTCTCGGCATTGAACGACAGGCGGGATGCGCGCAGCCCGGCAATCGTCTCGAACGCTCCGTCCCCGGTCATGTCCATCTTGATCAGCAGATCGCGTCCATTCTGTGCCGCCATGGCCCTTACTCCTCAGCCCAGGTCAATGCGCGCGCGAAAGGTCAGATCGACCCGCCGCGCCGCGCCTTTTTCAATCCGCCGCGCCCTGGCGCGTTGGAACCACAAGCCCGTCAGCCGTCCCCGGCTCAGCGCCAGCTGCGCCTGGTCCAGGGCATCGGCCACCGCCACGGCAGCGGCCTTGACCGCCGCGAAGCCCCCGCCCTGATCCGCGCCCGACAGGACCGAGACGACGAAATCGTGCTGCGACGCGGCCGCCGTCATGTCGCCCGCATCCCGCACATCCTCGGGACCAAGCGAGACGAAAACCCCCGCAGGCGACTCGACCGGCATCGCGTCGAAGATCGCATCCCCGACCAGGTCGTTCAGCGCGGTGTCGGCGCGCAGATGCTGATAGACCGCCCCTTGCAGGGCGACGCTTGCCGCAAAGCTCATGTCTGGTCCTCCTCGCGGGCGAAACATGTCAGCCAATGGCCGGTGGAGTCGCGTTCGGCGACCGCCTCGACTGCGAACAGGCGGCTGCCCATCCGCAGCCGCTGGCCCGCCATCGGGCGCCGGGGATCGCCCGCGCGGGCGCCCCGCACGGTGATCCGCCACGACACGACGCTTTCAGGCCCGACCTCGGCGCCGCGCTCCTGCCCGGCCCCGGCCTTCATCTCGGCCCACAGCGATCCGATCCGCTGCCAGACGGTGCGATAACCGCCCATCCCGTCGTCCTGCCGGACCGAGCCTTCCAGCTCCAGCCGCACGTTCAGGTTCGGCCCGTTCATCGCCGCGCCTCGCGGCTGCCGCGACCGGCCAGGGTGCGGACCTGCCGCCAGCGTTCGATCAGCGCGCTGACGCCGAATGGCATCGCGCCCTTGGCACCGTCATGGCTGCGGTCCTCGTAATACCGCGCCGCCAGCATCACCACCGCCTGCGCCAGATCCGCCGGAACCTTCGTCCAGGAATCGCCGAAGCCTGCGGTAAAGGTCACGCTGACCATGCCCCGGCGCGGCACATGCGGCAGGATCACCCCCGCGGGCAGGATCATCGGCCGCTGTCCATGCGGCAGCAGCCGCCAGTTTTCGGCCGGCACCTCGGTCACGGTGCCCATCCCGTCGTCGATTTCGATCTTGTCGACCGCGATCACCGGCGCCAGCGGCAGGGTCTGGCCCAGCCGGTCGCGCCAGTCGTCCAGCTGCATCCGAAAGCGCCGGGTCAGCAGCACCTTGCCCGTGCGCGCCTCGATCGTGGCGATCGCCGCGCGCAGGAACCCCGCCAGGGCCACATCCTCGGCCGTGTCATCCGCAATCTCGAAGCCCGTTCCAAGTCGCAAATGCTCGCGCAGCGCCGCGACAGGCAGCGCCTCGGCTTCGGGCGCCGTTTCCTCGATCAGCATCATCTCGCGAACCTCCCGTCTTGCTGTCCGCTCGTCATCCATCGGGACAAGGCCCGTCCGGGCCTTGCCGTCGCATCAAGTGGGAAAGACCGCGCCCGCGCGTCGGCCATCAGCGCGCGCGGACAGTTGCAAACCGGCATGGCCAGCGACCCGTGCGCGGTCTTTCCCTCACCTGATCCCTCGATCCGGGATCAGGCGAACTGCAACAGCTTGACGGCGCGGAAATCGGTCACGCCGCCGCCCACGCGCTTGGTCGCATAGAACAGCACATGCGGCTTGGCGCTGAAGGGGTCGCGCAGCACGCGCAGGTCGGGACGTTCGACGATGGTATAGGCGGCGCGGAAGTCGCCGAAGGCGATGGCCAGCGCATCCGCGCCGATATCGGGCATGTCCTCGCTGATCAGCACAGGATAGCCCAGCAGCTGCGGGGCCTGACCGGCGGCCAACGCATCGGTCCACAGGAACCGGCCGTCGGCATCCTTCATCTTGCGGATGGCGGCGGCGGTTTTCGAGTTCATGACGAAGCTGGCATTGACCCGATATTCGGCCCCCAGCGCATAGATCAGGTCGATCAGCGCGTCCGCCGGGGCCGCCGGATCGAACCCGCCCATGGCGCCGGTCTCGACGATGCCGATGGTGCCGTCGCCCGCCGTGGCAGTGGGCGCGGTCGGATAGGACAGGATGCCCTTGGGCTTGGACACGCCATCGCCGATGACGAAGGCCGCAGCCTCGGACCGGGCGAACTTGTCGGCGATGCGTTCGGCCAGCCAGGCCTCGACATCGAAGGCGCCGTCGTCCAGCAGACGCTGGCTGGCCTTCGGCATGGCCGACAGCTCGTGCAGCGGGATCGAGATGCGGTCGATGCCGCCCGGCGTGGTCTCGGCCGCCGCTTCCTCATCCGCCCAGCCCGCGCCCGTCTCGCCCTTTTCGACCAGCACTTCATAGCTGGCGGATTCGATGGTCACCACATTGGCCAGCTTGCGCAGCGACGCGCCCGAACGCAGCACGTTCTGCACCGTCTCGGCCACCTGCGGCGCGGCCAGGAAGCCGCCGTCGCTGGCGACCGTCAGGCCCTTTTCCTCGATGACCAGACCGCGCAGCCCGTCATCGTCGCCGCTGCGCAGATAGGCGTTGAACGCCTTCTGATGCGGCACCTCGACCTCGGCAGTGGTGGACAGGGGGGTGCGGCCGCGAAGGGCGGTCTTGCGATCAAGCATGGTCATGCGTTCTTCCTGTGCAGTGAACTTCTTCTGAATGTCGTCACGAAAGCCCCTGAGTTCGCTGACGAACCCCATCATGGCCCCCTTCAGGTCGGCGGCCGTGCCGCCGCCATCCGCGGCTTTCACCTCGGTCATGGTCTGTCTCCTCATCGCGATGATCGGGGCCGACCTGCCCCTGTTTTCGAACCGCCGAAGCGGCCCAAACCCGTGGGGCGAGGGCTGAACCCCACCCCGAAACCTCAAACCCGCAGCGCCTCGGCGGCCGCCGCGAACAGCGCCGCCACCTCGCGCAGGTCGTCCGCCTCCTTGCGGCCCACCTTGGCCTCGGGCAGCATCGGGAAGGTCACGAGCGACACTTCCCACAACTCGACCTCGGCCAGCACGCGGCGGCCCTGCTTGTCGCGCTCGGCGCGGATGGTGCGATAGCCGATCGACAGCCCGTCGATGGCGCCCGCCTGGATCAGCGCCGCCGCCTCTCGGGCCTGGGCCACCTCGGACAGCAGGCGGCCCTTGACCCACAGGCCCGTCTCGTCCTCGCGGATCTCCTCCCACACGCCGATGGGCTTGGCCGGATCGTGCTGCCACAGCATCCGCACCTTGTCGCCCTTGGCCGCCAGCCGCGCCAGCGACGCCGCAAAAGCCCCCGGCGCCACCGCGTCGCCCCCCTGGTCGGTCAGGCCGAACAGGCTGGCATAGCCCTCGATCACCTGCCCGTCCGACAGGACCGGCGCACCGCCCGCGAATTTCACCTCAAGTCCCGGAACCATCCGTCAGCCTCCTTTCGGCGCGTATTCCAAAATGCCCTGCACCGCCTGCGTCAGGATCACCGCGACGACGCCATAGACGGTCATCCACAGCCGCCGCTCCAGCCCCTCGATCAGCGCCTCGATCCGCTCCAGCCGCTTTTCCATGGTGCCGAATTGCAGCGCCATGATCCGCTCCTGCGCCTCGAAGCGCTGATCGTGCCAGCCGAAGCCATCCTTCACGAAACGCGACCCCTCCATGGGATCACGCCCCGGCCAGCGGCGGCAGACCCAGAAGCGCCCGCTTTTCCGCATCCGTCAGGAAGGTCGCCGCGCCGATCCTGGCCCATTGCTGGTCGCGCTCCTCGGCCAGCGCCGGGATGCGGTCGGGATCGGGGCGCAGAGCGATTTCCGCGCCCAGATGCTCGGACAGCCACCAAGCGACCGAGGCCGTGACCCGCGTCGCCAAGGGCAGCACCGTCAGGCGATAGAAGGCCCGATGCGCCTCGGCATAGTTCGCATATGTCGCGTCGCCGGGGATCCCCAGCAGCATCGGCGGCACCCCGAAGGCCAGCGCGATTTCCCGCGCTGCCGACAGCTTGGTTTCGTGAAACTCCATGTCGCTGGGGCTGAACCCCATCGGCTTCCAGTCCAAGCCCCCTTCAAGCAGCATGGGACGCCCCGCATTGCGCGCGCCCTGGTGGTTCATCTCGATCTCGCCCACCAGGCGGTCGTATTGCTCGGGCGACAGCACCCCCTGCCCGTCGATCCCCTTATAGACGATCGCGCCGCTGGGCCGCGCCGCATTGTCCAGCAGCGCCTTGGACCAAGCCGAGGCGCTGTTGTGGACATCCAGCGCCACCGCTGCCGCCTGCATCGGCGACAGCCCGTAATGGTCGTCCTGCGGATGGAAGGACTTGACGTGGCAGATCGGATCGGGACTGCCGGTCATGTCGAAGCGGTGCTTGCGCCCGCCGACCGCATAATCATAGGCCACCGGCCAGCCATCCGCCCCCGGAACGATGCTCATCCGGTCCGACCGCAGGACATGCAGCTCCTCGGGCAGGCCCTGCGCGCCCAGGCCCGCCGCCTCGACATAGCCGTTCCCGGACAGCAGCATCTGCCCAAACAGCGCCTCGAACAGCTCGGCCCGGCCCTGCCCCGGATTGGGCCGCCGCAGCAGGTCCAAAACCGGATGCACCTCGTAACGACGGTCGCGGTCCTCGCAGACCACCGGCACCGCCGCCGCCGCCTCGGCGATCAGCTTGACGCAGCGAAAGCCGACCGGGTTGCCGACAAATCCGCCGCGCGTCAGGCTGGCCGTGTCCCGTGACGACCAGACCGCGCGCCCCGCGCCGCTGGCAAGCGCCACCACCCGGCCGGTCGCACTGGCCTTTCTTTCCAGCGCAGGAGCCTGCTTCTCCGCCCGCGAAAACAATCGAAACGCCATCTCTTGCCTCCTTGCCACGAAAAAGGGGCCGCCCCGCAGGACAGCCCCTTTGCCTTGGTCCAAATATCCTCTGGGGTGAGCCGCGCCCGGAAAAAGGTCCAGCGGACCTTTTTCAGCGGCGAACGCCTGCCGCCCCGTCGGCAGGCTGGGGGCGAAGCGCCCCCGGCTTTCTCACAACCGCCGCATCTGCGGCCGCCGCCAGCTTGCCCCCGGCTCGATCACCAGTTCGTGGATCGCCCAGACCAGAGCGTCCAGCCGGTCCGGCGACCCGCGTCCCTCGAAGCCGCGCACCGTCATCTGGCACATCTGGTCCTCCAGCGCGCCAAGCCCGCGCAGGTGCTTGACCCGCCCCTGCTCGTACAGCGCCGCGACGGGTTCCGCCCGCAGCCCCTTGCCCCGGCCCGCCCGCAAGGCGCGGAACGGGACCAAGGGGTCCACCTGCCGGATCACGCTTTCCACCAGGTCGCCGCCCTGGTTCACCTCGGCCACCAGCCGCTCGGCGCCGTGGCGGTCCATCGCGGCGATGGCGGCGCGCGCCCAGTCCAGCGGCCCGCCCTTGATCGTGGCGTCCTCCAGCACATAGGCCCGCCAGTCGCCCGGCTCGCCCTCGGCCACGACGCCCGCGACCACGATGCCGCACTCGTCGCTGGCCTTTCCCGCCGTCACCGCCGGATCGACCGCCACGACAACACGCGACAGCTTCGGCGCGCGTTCCACCCGGCAGCCCTCCAGCATCGCCGTGGTCCACAGCGCGCCTTCCACGTCGTCCAGCAACACGCCGTCCAGTTCCTGCCGCCCCAGCCGGGTGCCGCCATAACGCTGCGCCACCTCGGTCAGGAAGCTTTCCGCCAGATAGGCGCGGTTCGCATCCGTCGGCGCATGGGTCGTGACCGCGGACGCATTGCCCAGGATCCGCTTCAGCACCCCCACATTGCGCGGCGTGGTCGTAACGACCTGCTGCGGATGCTCGCCCAGGCGCAGCGCGAATTGCAGCATGTCCCAGACATCCTCGGACTTCTTCCACTTGGCCAACTCGTCGGCCCAGGCCGCGTCGAACTGCGGCCCGCGCAAGGCCTCGGGCTCATGCGCGGAATAGACGGTGGCCGTCGCGCCATTGGCCCAGACCAGCCGCTTGCGCCCGGCCTCCCAGACGGGGCGCCGGTCGGGCGGAGAACAGGCCAGGATGCCGCTTTCGCCGAACACCATCACCTCGCGCACCTGGTCGAAGGTCTCGCCCACCAGGGCGACGCGGTGGCACCGGCCGGGTGCGGCGGCGGTCGGTCCCTCGACCATCCGCCGCACCCATTCGGACCCGGCGCGGGTCTTGCCCGCGCCGCGCCCGCCCATGATGACCCAGGTCTTCCAGTCGCCCTCGGGGGGCAGTTGGTGCGGCAGGGCCCAGAACTCGAACAGCCAGGGCAGCGCCATCAGCGCGTTTTCCGACAGCCCGCCCAGGAAGGCGTCAACGTCCTGAGGCGCGGCGGAGGCAAGCCAGGCGGCGCCCGATTTCATCTCGTGCCGCGTCAAGGTCGAGGCTGCCTCCTCCGACCGCGCCGGCGATATCCTTGCGTAACTTGTCAACCCTGTTCCTTTCCGCCATCAAAAGGCCGACCGCCTCGCGGACGACCTTTGCGGTTTGCATGGCTTCCTTCAGCTCGGCGGGATCGACGGCCCCACTCTGCCGGGCCTCCAACGCGGCCTCGTGACGTTTCAAATCCTTGACATAGGACCAGAACAACCCTTCGGCGACGGCAATGGCCTCGCTGGGGTCCATGCCTGCCTCCGCACTCGCAACCGGCTTCACGTCCGGCGCGGCCGGGTTCCGCCCGGCCGCGAACGGTCCTTCGGGATCACCGATGCCGATCCCGCGCCATTCCATATCGTTCAT